GGTCCGCGAGGAAAAGGCAGCCCAGCTCTCAGCGCAGGCTGATGCAATGTACGAGCGTATCCACGGTGAACCACGCTATGACGACCAGTTCGGTTACATCTCCCGAGAGAGACGCCAGAAGCTCGCAAGAGAAGGCAAGGCTCTTCCAGACGGTTCGTTCCCTATTACAAACCTTGATTCTTTAAAGGATTCAATTCAAGCATACGGTCGTGCTAAGCCAGGTAACAGGGCAGCAGTTCGACGCCATATCAAGAAGATGGCTCGTAAGTTTGATCGTCCAGACCTTATCCCAGAAAAATGGAAGTCATTGTCAGCGGACATCATCGATGAGGACATCGACGATCTACGTTCACGACTAGCGGCGTTTTCATCAAAGATGGACACCGATATGGGAAAAACACTAGCGGTTGAGGTACAAGACCAGGGAAAATACACCCCTGAGACTCAACCGCGCGATGAAAAAGGTAAGTTTCGCGAGGTACTAGCCCGCATTAAGCAGGACGCGGGAGTATCAGGCCTACAGGACGTCATGGAAAAGGTTCAGGAAACCGAGGACCTAGACAGCGCGGGAAACTACGTTGAGGCGTCTAAGTCAGCCCAGGACCTTATCTCCATCGTCGATAGACTGGACGCAGGCGCATTAAACCCAGACGCACTAGAAAATATTCGCTCCTCGACAAGAGCCCTAGGAGAGGTTATTGCTAACCTACCCTTGCCGTTCGGAAGCGATACGGAGAAGGTTCGCTACAGCGATCTTCCTCCAGCCCTAAAGAACCTCATGGATGACATGATCTCTAGGGTAGAAGAAAAGATAGGAAAGAAGGATGCTGATGAGGCGACCGTCGGGCTTAGGTCATTCATCTCCGGTGGAGACTACTTTACTCAACAAGAGATTTCTTCTGAGTTAAGTAAACTTCTTCGACTATTAACATAGTAAAACTAATATATTATTCAACTCAGGTGGAGTGCCTTACACAACAAGGTGTAAGTCCCTCGGCCTTGACTGATTAGCGAGATGAACTAAACAATCTTGTTCATCATGACTGGCCCGGAGGAGGGACAGTGGACCAAATTAAAACCATGATTGACCAGCTCTCTGAGCTCAGCGAGGATCAACTCGTCGAGCTACAGACCGCTATTGTCAATGAGTTTGAAACGGTTGAAAAGGAAGATCCAACTCCCCAGACAGTAGACGCCATGACATCACTAGCCGATATGCTTGACACCGTTCGCGGTGAAATCAAGGGTCGCGCAGCTGCAGCTGAAGAGCTAACAGCACGCGCAGCGGAAGCTGCAATGCGCGTTAAAGGCGAGGAAGATGCTCCAGCAGAAGAAACTCCAGAAGGTGAAATGCCGGCTGAAGAAGCTCCTGCAGAAACCGAAGAGGCTCCGGCTGAAGAAGCTAAAGAGACCCCCGAAGATGAAAAGAAGGAAATGCCTATGGCAGCGTCAACATCTGTGGAGAAAGCATCAGAGCTTTCAACAACAGTAGAACCAACAGAAACAATCGAAGCAACAGAGCCTGTAGCTGAACTTTCAGCTCCAGAAGAAGTTGCCGCAATTGAGGCCGAGCCTGTAGCGGAAGCTGCAGTAGCGGAAGAGGTTGTAACAGAAGTCGCTTCAGAGGCAACTCCACAAGCCGAACTTTCTACAGAACCAACAGAACCCGCCGTTGAAGAAGTTGTCGCAGAAACACCTGCTGAAGAAGCAGTTGTAGCGGCAGCCGAAGAAGTGGCTACAGAACAACTAACAGAAGCGCCTATCGCGCAGGAAGATCAGGAGGCACCAGTGACCGCCGCCGTAAACGAACCGGATGCAGTAATTGAAGCACCGGCTGATCGCCGCCCAGTAGCACAGGCTTCAGTAGCTTCAGTGGCAATCACTGCAGGCGCTGACATCCCTGGTTACACAGCTGGCTCAGCAATTACAGACATGTCCGAAGTTGCACAAGCAATGTCAAAGCGCTTGCACACACTTCGCCGTGTAAATGGTGGAGATGGAGAACAACACATCGTTGCATCTATCACTACTTCATTCCCAGAAGAGCGCACTCTTACACAAGATGCAGAATCTAACTGGAACAAGATTCAAAATGTTGTCGGACCAGAGGCACTCGTTGCATCCGGCGGACACCAAGCTCCATTTGAAGTTAAGTATGACATCTTCGGAATCGGCTCAGCAGTTCGCCCAATCCGTGACTCACTACCTCGCTTCCAAGCAGATCGTGGCGGTATCCGCTACATCGTTCCACCAGTTTTATCTGACTATCCAAACGCCGTTGGCGTATGGACAGCTGCGAACGATTCAGCAGAAACACCATCACCATCAGCTAAGCTCAGCCTTTCTGTAACTGCAGCATCAGAAACAACAGTTGCTACAGACGCTGTAACACTACAGCTACAGTTTGGTAACCTTCTTACACGTGCTTATCCTGAATTGATCGCTCGTCACAACGAGCTCGGTCTCATTCAGCACGCACGCGAAGCTGAAGGACAAATCCTTAGCCGCTTGACAACACTGTCAACAGCTGTTACAACATCATCACTTATCGGTATGGGTCGCGACTACCTAGTACAACTTGGTCGCGCGGCTGCAGCTTACCGTTCACGTCACCGCCTAGAAGCAGATGCTCCACTACGCGTAATTGCTCCAGCTTGGATCAAGGACGCTATGGCAGCAGATCTAACAATCGCGGCTCCTGGTGACAGCACAATGAGCGCATACGGTGAAATCGATGCTTACATCGCTTCACGTGGCATCAACATGACATGGCACCTCGATGATTCAAACATGTCAGGCGCACAGAGCGGTTCAGCAGCGCTGAACGAGTTCTATGACACCTTCACATGGTACATCTTCGCAGAAGGAACATTCTTGTTCCTTGATGGTGGTACTCTGGATCTCGGAATTATCCGCGATTCTACACTCGTTGGTACAAACGACTACAAGATGTTCGTTGAAACCTTCGAAGGTGTTGCAAAGGTCGGCGTTGAATCACTCAAGGTCGTATCAACCATCAACGTAAACGGTGTAGCAGCAGCTCTCCGTGACACAACAGGTGGCGCAACAGCAGCGGCAATCGAATACTAAAATTCGATAGCAATCTCGTTGAGGGGGAGCCTAGCAATAGGCTCCCCTTATACGAAGAATAACGTAACTAAAAACAACTTTTAAGTTAGGAAGTAGATTAAAGATGGCCTTTACGGGAGTTTTTGAAGCACCTATGGTTATGGGCGCTAATTTTGGTCTACTCAGCTGTGTTAAGCCTGATACTAGCTCAGACGAAGATCAGTGGGTACGCGGTTTTTCTCAGTACTGGGACAGTGGAATATACTCCGCTAAAAACTGGGACGACACAGACACAACATCATACACACTTGTAAATAATGCAACACCGGCTCGTTATCTAGAAGTTAAACCATTTTTTATCGAGGTTGAGGATTATCGCTCAACATTAGGTCTACTTGGTATAGACCACATTGAAAGATTAAAACGTCAGGTAGAGTGCATTACCCAAAAGGCTCTTGAAAAGGAGCTGTGGGACGGCGCGATTCGCATTGCTGAAAGCCACTCAAATCGAGCACTAGTAGATCCTGCCGCTGCTATACTTAACTCAGGTACAGCACTATCTGCAACTCGCGCGCTCGCGCTTCTTGAACAGACAATTGGAGATACCTCCGCGTGTGGAATCCAAGGAGTCATTCACATGACCCGCGACGTTGCCGCACTCGTAGCGAGCTCAAGCTTAATTTATCCTTCAGCTGGAAGCGGTGACGCTTTCCTTAGAACTGTTGGTGGAACTCCGGTAGTAATCGGTTCCGGTTACTCGGGAGCAGGCCCAACCGACGCGGCTGGAGACACAGAAACACCTAGCGCTACAAACAAATGGATGTACGCGACAGGAGACGTCAGGGTTCTTCTGGGTGATGTTGACGTTGTTAACGATAACCTAGCCCAGGGCTACGACGTATCAGGCAACGCAAACAACATGCTTCTTAAGGCAATTCGCCCAGTGGCAGTATACTTTGACTCATCTGTTCACGCAGCAGTCAGGATCGATCTAACCGCGTAAAATATACGTATTAGCAGACAGTTATACGTCAGAAATAAGGAGAAACATAAACAATGGCAACTCAAGAATACGCTGCGAGTATTCAGGGCGTTTCAATTCGAGTAACTCGTCTTGATGCGTCTGGTAATCTCCTGAATGAAGCAGGCGATAGCTACACAACATCCGCTTTCATGCGCTTATCATTCACACCGGAGTACGAAGAAGGCGACGAAATTACAGAAAAGGGCGCTGACGGAACAGTCTGCGTTACCTACAAGGCTCCAAATACATTAAAACGTATCACAATGGAACTTGCGATCTGTGAGCCAGACCCAGAGCTAACACAACTTATCTCAGGCGGTCTCCTACTTCGTAAGAACCTAGGAACATTCGCATCACCAGATCGTAAGTCAGTCGGCTGGTCTTCACCTTCAACAGGTGATGATCCTGCAGGTAACGGCGTAGCGATTGAAACTTGGTCACACGCAATTATCGACGGTAAGAAGGCTTCAACACTTCCTTACTTCCACTGGGTTTTCCCATATGCCAAGCTTCGCCTATCAGGTGACCGCGTTATTGAAAACGGTTTGCTTGCAAGCACATTTGAAGGTTACGGCCTTGGAAACACAACATTCGGTTCCGGCCTCGACGAGCGCTGGGAATTCCCAACAGCCGCAGAGCGCCCATACTCATATGCACGCAACGCGTGGGCACCAACAGGCCGGAAGGGCTTCTACACATGGCACGGCGATATCTCAAAGACAATCTCTAACACACAGCGCACTGGCACGACTGCTACAATCACTACCTCAACGGATCATACCCTTGCGGTTGGCGATTCAGTAACAATCTCCGGTACAAACGGAAACTCTGCCTTGCATGGTACATATACAATCACAACTGTACCAACAACAACAACCTTCACATACACAACAACAACAAGCGGTACAATCACATCTGCCGCTGACACAGGCACAGCGTTGGTAACAGCTAACTCACGTGCGGTAACAGACTTTGCATCACAGGGATCAACAACAGCTTATAACGTTCCTGGAAATGAAGTTTACAACGAAGATCTACCGGTTGACTTCATCATTGCTTCAACTGAGGATCCAACCTCTTAATTAGAATAAGGGTGTGCGGCATGCCGATGTGTAAAACGTATACACAGGCATGCCGCTCCTTTATTAAGATAGCCTAACGACGACTAGACAGGACAGGTAAAAGTGTCAAACCTCTGGGTTTCAGTAGATGAGCTAGGACAGTACGCGGACAACGAGTACGCGTACGAGGCCGTTAAAACTGCATCTCAGCTTCTGTGGTCGCTATCAGGTCGTAAGTATGGCGGAGTAACAACCGTAACAGAGCGCTATGTCTGCGCCTCCCGTGCATACCGCCTCGGAGCCTCAGCACGCAACTACTCGCCTGAACTTGTCGGCGGAGAAGTATATAACGTTCCCTTTGATGAATTTGATGACTACGCGGAGTTAACCACCGACGGTATGTCACCCTCCACGCGTCTTCGTCTTCGTGGTCGCCCCGTTGCGATTATCCACGAGGTACGTGACCGCGCTGGAAGTATCGTTAACCCATCTAATTACTACCTCGTAGACCACTCTACGATTCAGGCACGTGCGGGTACCGCGTGGACACCTTGCAACATCGAGGTTACGTACAGCTACGGATCACCTCCTCCTGCCTCAGGAAAAGCTGCCGCGCGAGTTCTTGCCACGGAGTTTGTAAAATTATGGAACGGTGACGACTGTGATCTTCCAGCACGTATTACGTCCGTAGCACGCCAGGGCGTTTCATACACGATTCTTGATAACCAGGACTTTATCGACAACATGCGTACAGGTTTGTACGTAGTTGATCTCTTCTTGAAATCGTCTAACCCCGACAAGGCACGCGCAAAGGCACGTGTCTTCTCACCGGATATTCCACGTGCACGTCGTCTTGTTCCTAAGCCTTATGCACTAGCTGCAGGACCTCTTGATATGTTTATTACAGGTAGCGAAGGCGCGACACTCGATGTTAACATTGACTACATCAACGCGGGTTTCCTTGCGACAAACCCAGAGTGGATACCTTCACTACACATATCAAACTATACCGGAACAAAAACAGTAGACCTAGGCTCAGGTGGCGTAGCGTTAAACGATCCTACTGTCACGGACGTAACAAAGAACATCGTCTACAAGAAACTTGAAAGTAACATGGTTACGATTACGACCGTGACCGCGCACGGATTTGCTGTAAATGACTTTGTAACAATCGCCGGAATTAACGCCACGTTTAACGGCGGATACTACATCAGTGATGTACCTAGCGAGACTACGTTTATGTATCAAAAGGTAGCTGCGAACGTTGCCTACGGCGCGGACACCGGAACGGCTACGGTAACCAACGAAACACACGACACCCTTACCCTAAGTGTTTCCTATGCCGACGCGTACGCATACGCAGGATTCGTAGATCCAGGCACGTGGGATCTTTACGCAACTCGCCCGTCTATTCCTGATCCAAACATAGATGAAACGATATATATTGCCTCAGGTAACCTTGTCCTTCGACTTGGAAGTCCGGTAACACCTACCTACACTCTTGGTAGCTAGAAGAAGGATAGACACGAACAAATGACGACTACACATATGAAACATACGGTGCACACATGCCGATAGTAAGTATTGCAAATGTCAACAACGATGCCTTAAGCCTAAAGACATTTATGGATGCAGTTCTTGACAAGATCGTCGAGACCTACGCTGATTACAACGTACCTCTTCCTACTCGTCAGTTTTGGACGATGGGTGATCCCGCAATTGACTGTGACCAGCTCTGCGTCTCGTTTGTCCAGATGTACCTAGGTCTTCCAGGTGACGAGGCCAGCCAACCGCAACGCTGCACGCAGCCAAGAACAGCGGTATTAACAGTTTCCCTTTCCCGAGAGATTCCTGTCGTAGGAAGTAACGGAAAGGCACCTACCGCGGATAAGATCCAGGAAGGCTCGGAGATCGCTGCCGTTGACGCATGGATGTTTATGGAGCTTATCAATAAGCTTGACCAGTGGGAACCAGGCGAGTTCGGCATGGGTGTAATTGCCACGGCTGAGGCTGCGACTGCCGAAGGTGGCTTCCAGACAATGCGCATGCAGGTCTCGATGGTGGTTCCATAGTGGAGATTATTTTTCGCAAAAAATCGCTAGATTTTCTTCTTAACGATCCTTTTGGTCCGGTTGGAAGAGATCTTAACAAGCGTGCACGTCGCGTAATGACGGCGGCAAAGTCGCAGGTAGGTGTAAATACAGGTAGACTAAAGCAGTCTATCCACGTGCGCAACCACAGTAGAACTATGGCAGGGCAAAGCATAGAGGTTGGCTCTCCATTGAGCTACGCACTCGCTCACCACAACGGGACGCGTCCACACATGATAGTTCCTAATACCGCAAGGGTGCTTAGGTTTACATCAGGCAGCCGCGTTATCTATACACACATGGTACGACACCCTGGAACAAGGCCAAATAAATATCTAACCGATAACCTTTATTTGATAAGATAATACAGAATTAAGACATAACGTCTTGATAAAGACACCAACACACTACGGAGGAAGAATAATGACTAAGTTCAAGGACTTTGGGTCCGGTAAAAATACCGGAGAGAAGGAACCAGTATCCTTTAAGCTTCACGGCGAGGATTTCGAGTGCCGTGCAGAGCTGCAGGGTAAGGTTCTACTAGACCTAGTTGCAAGCTCGGCTTCTGAAAACGGAGCTGACGCGGCTAAAACAATTAACGATTTCTTCAAGCAGGTTCTTCTGCCTGAAAGCTATGAGCGATTTAATACTCTTCTAGTTGATCCAGATCGCATCGTCACGGTTGATACACTTGGCGAGATCAGCGGATGGCTAGTAGAAAACTACGCAGCACGCCCGGAAGCGGAGCCAGAAGTCTCCTAACCTGGGGGATTGACCTCTGGCACTATGTAAATGGAAAAGCTATCGTGAACGGACTTAACCTAAAGGAAATGGAGGCAGGCGACATGCTAGACGTCCTGCACTATTTCTTTGAGGAGGATATGTACTACGCCTCGGCCGAGCAGGCCGAGGGTCGTGACAGGTCACGCGAGATTATCTATCGCGACTTCTATAACGCAAGCTATCCGTACGCTTCGCAGCGCAGTAACAGTAGTATGGCAGGCGGTCAGGGAATCACTAGAAACTTCGATGACCTCGAGGAAGAAGAGATTGTACCGTTTGATCCATTGCAGAAGCAAAAAGTAGTTAAGCCTTTTATCCCAGCAACGTCAGTTGATGCTAGGGCCGAGCAGCCGTTCGGAACTACGCTTGACGGACCAATAACACACTAGTAAAGGCAGGAGGTGAGTAAGTGGCAGTAATCGGTGATGCCTACGTAGTTGTCCATGCGATAACTAAAGGTTTCGAGTCCGAGGTTCGTCGTGCAACACGAGGAATCAACCTTGAGGCTGACGGCGCGAACGTCGGTCAAAGTTTTACTAGAGGATTTTCTAAGGGAACCGGCAGTGCGTTAGCTAACGCTATGGGAGACTTTGGTAAGCAGGCTATTGCCGCTCGTCAACAGTTCCAGTCTCTCGTTAGAACAAGCTATACCGTCGGTACAGCTCTCTCTATTCTTGTTTCAAGCATAGGTTCACTTGCCGGAGGTCTTGCTGCTTTAGCCGGAACAGTCGCAGGAGCAATTCCTTCTCTAGTAGTATTGCCAGGTATATTCTCCGCGATAGGCTTGTCAGCACTTACGGCGGCAGCCGCATTCTCCGGCGTAGGCAAGGCGATCTCTGCCGGAATGAAAACAACAACCGGTGCGAAGACAAACACAGATCAGCTTACAAACGCGCAGAAATCTCTTGCAAAGGCTATTGAAGCGTCAGTTGAGGCGCAGGAAAGATTTACCAAGGCTACACGCGATGCGAAGGAAGAACTTCAACAGCTATCTTTTGACGCGGAGGATGCGGCGCTTGCGGAGAAGAGAGCTGCAATAGAGCTTGAAAAGGCCCGTGAAACTCTCTCGCGCACACAGGATCTTCCACCTAATTCACGAGCACGCCGCGAGGCGCAGCTCGCATTTGCCGAGGCCGAGTTAAACCTTCGTAAGGCAAAGGATCAAAATAGAGATCTTGCCCAAGAGCAAAACCGTCTATCAGAGGCAGCAGCCAAGGCCGGAACAGAACAGTACCAACAGACAGAGACATACAAAAATGCCCAGAAGGGCGTAGTCGACGCGCTGCGAAATCAGAAGGACGCCGAGGACGCTCTTAATAAGGCAAAGACCGGCGGAAGCTCCGCGGTAGACGCTTTTCAGACAGCGCTTGACAACCTATCACCTGCCGCGCAGGCATTCGTTAAGTTTATGGTTAACGATTTTGTTCCTGCACTTAAACAACTTCGTGATGCGGCAGCTCAAACTCTTCTACCTCAAATTCAGGCAGGGCTAACTACACTTAAGACACAGCTATTTCCCGAGCTAAAAGGACTTCTTGCCGGACTAGGTACCGACGTTGGAATTGCGTTCAACTCTATTATTAGCGCTATAGTAGACAGGTCCAACAAGGCAGACCTAGCGGCGATATTCAAGCAGGCCGGATACGTTATCCAGGGTATCGGAAAGAGCATCGGTAGTACCTACGGATCTATTCTTTCTATACTAACTGCCGCTGATCCCATCATCCGTAAATTTACTGATTTTCTAACAAAGAAAACAGCGGAGTTTGACAAGTTTCTAAATACAAAACAAGCCTCAGGAGAACTTCAAAAGTTCTTTGATAAGGCCGGAGACATTGCCGCACGCTGGGGCGAGATACTTGGCAACGTGTTTAGTGGCATATCAAACTCAGTAAGAGCTATATTTGCTCCAGGTGGAGCAGGAGACTACCTACTTAACTGGTTTAGAGACTCTACTGCCGCGTTTGAGAAATTCTCAGGATCAGCAAAGGGGCAAAATTACCTAGCTAAGTACTTTAAGGACGTTGCGGTAAACTCTCGTGCGGTACTTGGTGCACTTGGAGCTTTCACAAAGGAAATTCTTAAGGCAGGCGCTGATCCAAACGTTAAACTTTTCTGGGACACCATCAAGGAGGCAGCTCCTGACTTTGGTGAACTTCTAAAAAATACAAATAAGGCGGCTCCCTCACTTGCAAAGCTTGTGAAGTCACTTATTGAATTTGCAAACGTAACAGTTTCATCTGGAGCAATCAAGGCATTCTTTGACGTCTTACGTATTGCGCTTGAGTCCGTTACAAAGATCATGTCTCTTCCGGGAATGCAGGACTTGTTTAACGCAGCCGCACGAATATTTGCAGTTGCCTCCGCTTTTGGTCTTCTTGGCAGTATTGCTTCATTTGCAGGTAAGGTTATTGCAGGTGGATTCATGGCGGTCGGCAAGGCACTCGCATTTATAATGAATCCTATGAAGGCCTTAGCTCCTCTTATTAAGGCAATTCGCGGTGGAATGCTTGTGTTTAGCATGGCATTTGGAACTGCCGCGGCTCCTATTCTTATAGCGGTTGCGGCGGTCGCCGCGCTTGTAGCAATCCTTGTCCTTGCGTACAACAACAGTGAGTCTTTTAGAAACTCTATTAAAGCGCTAGGAGAAGCTTTAATGGGTTCAGTGAAGGGAGCTTTTGATGACATAAAAGCAACCTTTGATAAAGTATTTGGTAGCACTGAGAGTTTAGGCAAGGCATTTAAAGTTATAGGAGACGTACTCTCGGTTACTTTAATACCAATACTAGGTGCTATTGGCGGAGCACTTGTAGGGACTCTTGGTGGCGCCATAAACACAATTATTTACGCCCTAGGTGCCCTTAAAGATGTTTTTGTTTTTATATTTAATTTATTTAAAACTATAGTTGGTGTTTTTATAGGAATATTTACTGGCAAATGGGGCACTGCTTTAGATGGACTTAAAGGCGGATTAAAATCATTCCAAAGTTTCTTCTTAAATATTCTAAAAGCAATTATTTCACCATTTAGAGGACTTATCAATGGAATAATTGACGCGTGGAACGGAATGGCTTCTAAATTTAAAGTTAATATCCCCAAATGGGTACCAAAAATTGGTGGACAAACTTTTTCATTCAGCCAAATTCCGCGTATTCCAGTCCTTGCTAAAGGCGGAGTTGTTATGCCTTCACCAGGTGGAACTATCGCGCGTATCGGAGAGGCTGGTCGCGCGGAGCGCGTAGAGCCTCTTGACCCTGACGGACTTTCACAAAGAGACAAGGCAATGATTAAACTTCTTTCTGGAGGACAGGGAGCGGGAATGACGGTAAACGTCTATCCTTCACCAGGAATGAACGAATCAGAGCTTGCGTCGATGGTGTCACGCCAGATTGCATTCCAACTACGTCGCGGAGGTGCATAACATGGCGAGAAATAACCTAGTAGTTAATCCTTCCTTTAAGACAGACGCAACAGGATGGTCAGGAACAGGATCTGCAACGGTAGCGCGTATTACAACCGACGCGTTCTTTGGCTCGACGTGTCTTCAGGTTACAAAGGCCGCGTCATCCAACTCCGGTGCGGTGATTGCCAGCCGTATATCAGTTACCGCCGCGACGTCGTATGCGGTTGCCGCGTACGTAAAGGTTCCAGCAGCGCAGGAAACAGGAGTGTTCCAGGTAAACGTCGCGTGGTACACGGCAGCAAGCGGCGGAAGTTTAATCTCGACGAGCTCTACTGTATCCGCGCAGGTTATCGACGGCGACGGCTGGGTTCGTCTTATGGGAGTCTTTGTAGCTCCTTCTCTTTCCCTCGGCGCGTTGATCTCGGTAGTTCAACCTACCGCAGGAACGGCAAGCAAGATCTTCTATGTTGACGCGGTGATGTTTGAGGCCGCGTCCTACGTCGGCGAGTACTTTGACGACATCACGCAGGCAGCTGAAAACAAGTACGTTAACCTCGGACTTACACCTCTTCCTTTTCCTAAGATCACCGGACTTAAGCTTAACGCGGATGTCTCGATCGGCGGTTTAATTCTTAACACCGTAGATGAAAACGGCGTGGTATGGATCTGCACGGACATCGAAGGTTGGTGGGTACACCCCGAGCCTGAGGTGCGTGATATTCCACGCGGTTGGGGAGACGGATCCTACGACGTACGCGGTCGCTACCAGGCACGCCAAATTACACTTAACGGAGTCTTCCTCGTGCCGGATCCTTCGTACGTAGCGCAGGCACGCGCGAAGCTTATTAAGGAAACCGATCTCGTGTACGTAGGCGACTGGCTACGCACGGACGAGAGCCCTACCAAGGTGTCCTACGTTCGTCTCTCAGGGCGTCCGGAGATCACCACCGTTAATTCACGTGGGCGCACGGAGTTCTCTATCGGATTAAGGGCCGCGGACCCTCTAAAGTACGAGTGGTACGAGGGGCACGAACTTGGATACCGCTCCGTAACTATTCTTGGCGCGAACTCGGGAGTACTAGGACAGAACGGTATCGGACAGGTTAACAACACCGGAAACGCATACGCACCGGTTGTCCTCGAGGTTACAGGTCCGGTTACAGGAACCGCTACCATCCAAAACAACACGACTTTAGAATCTATAACGATCATCGAGTCTCTTCGTGGAGTTCTTACACCTACCGTTTCAAACAAGGCTCTAACAAGTGATATCGCAACGTTAACTACATCCGCGGCTCACGGGCTTCTTGCCGGAGATGAGATTGTGGTATCGGGAGTTGACTCCACGTTTAACGGTACGTACACAATTCTTAGCGTTCCAACTACGGTAACACTTACGTATTCTAAGACAAACACAAACGTTGCATCAGCTGCGGCTTCGGGAACTGTTACGTTTGGTCCCGACATCCTCGAGATCGATACACGAGATCACGAGGTTGCGCTTAACGGAGACGTAGTTGGAAAACGTAGTCTTATCGACGTTCTTGCGGAGTGGACGCTTCTTGCTCCAGGCGTTAACGAGTTCTCGTTCGTTGACGACGGAGACGCGACAAGCGATGCATCATTAGCTATCTATTACCGGTCCGCGTGGCTTGGATAGGTATACAATGTCCCCAACGACGAACTTACTCAGCGAGGTATAACTTAGATGGCACTCTATGCTTCTGACGCGGCGCAATACCGCTACTTCACTACCGACCTCCTAACCAACGAGGTTCTTGCAGAGATTCCTTTTAGGGGAGTTTCATTTGAGCGTTCTATAAAGGCGGCCGGAAACTTCTCAGGTACAATTCCTGTAATTCCCGAGACAGCGGGCATGAACTTATATGAGAGTACCATGCCTGGAAAAACAGGTCTGTACATCGTACGTGACCAGGTGTGCGTCTGGGGCGGAATTATCTGGAACAGAGCATATAACGTCGTCGAGCGCTCGCTAAGTATTAACGCAAACGAGTTTACAAGTTACTTCTACCACCGTAATATCTGGAAAACATATACGCATGACTTCGGAGTAGACCTTACTGTTTCCAGCGGAACAGTCACGGGTGTTCTGCAGACGATGAACTACAGCTTCCCTGTGGGATCCTCCGTACGCCTTGTGTTTCCTACAACGAACATGTACGAATACAACGATTACTACACGATTGCTACCGCGCCAAATCCGGACCAGTTTACCATCACCGGAACAAGCATACCTAACGGAACGTACCCTGACGTAACGGTCTACGTTCGAGTTGATACGTACGACTACGTGCGCCAGCTAATTGACTCTGTTCTCGAGGACTTTGCAGGTACGACGTTTCCTAATACCGACATTGAGCCTGCACAGACAGAGCGCGTTGTTATCTATTCAAAGGCAATAACAGGTAACGTTGCAACTATAGTTACGGCTACTGCCCACGGAATTATTCCTACACAGACCGTAGAGCTCTACAACGTAGACACTACACTTGACGGACTCTGGGACGTTATATCAACTCCTACAAGTACTTCTTTTACATTCGCGGTTACCGCAGGAAACGTTGCTACAACGTTAACTCCTATCGTAACAAAGACGGTCAACAAGAAGGCAATTACCGACTTCCTCGGAACGGTAACAACCTCCACCTCTCACGGTTTTACCGCAGGAGACATCGTAGAAATGACCGGCGTAGACGGAGTTACGGCTACAGTTAACAATAAGAAACTTACTAGCAACGTTGCAACACTAACTACTTCATCCGCCCACGGAGCAAACATCGGAGACATGGTTACTGTTACTAACGTTGATGCAACGTTTAACGGCGTGTACTACATAGACGACGTACCAACAACTACAACGTTTACGTACGGCAAGACAGCGGCGGACGTGCCTTCAGCGGCGGTAGCAAGCGGAGTAGCGGTGATCTCCGGATTTACCGACGTGTTTAACACACAGCACATGATCTACACGGCTCCTACCGCGACTACCTTTACCGTTGACCTAGCGGATACCGACATGCCGGAAACTACAGTCTCAGGAACGGTTACAAAGAGCGCGATAGTTGCAGTTGGAACATACGGATCGTTTCCAGGTAACTCCGACATCGGAATTGACTACTCTACAAACGACTACAGCGGACTAAACGTTCCTAACACAAACTACCGTGGTTATGAACTTCGCTCCGTAGGAGAGGAACTTGACCAGTACTCCGACACGGTTGACGGCTTCGAGTACCGCATTGACTGTGATCTCGTGTACGTTGGAGACATCCCTACGTTTACACGCACATTTGTTCTCATTCCAATTGACTTTCCAAATCCTCCTTCGGCAGGAGAGGTTTCTCCTCCAAGTCGCTACGGCGCTGATCAACTTGTATTCGAGTATCCTGGAAGTATCATCGACATCAACATGGAGGAGTCTGCCGAGGACGCGGCAACACGCTTCTTTGTCGTAGGAAACATCCCGGATCTTGGAGAGGACGCAAGCCAACCGTACGCGGTAGCAAGTGCAACTGATCTTCTTGAGGCAGGCTGGCCTATCCTTGACCAGGAGGAAACACGCAACGAAGAGGGAGATGAAACAGCTCTGTACAGTCACGCGCAGCGCTACCTCGCAGAGATGCGCCCTCCTATATCAGACATAAAGGTTAAGGTAAACGGATCACTCTCTCCTAAGATAGGAGAATTTGTACCAGGAGACTGGTGTTCTATCGTTATCGAGGACGAGTTTATTCGCATGCGACTGGCAAGTGATCTTGAGGTTCGCGACACGGTAATCGTTCGCAAGATAGAGGGATTTAAGGTTACAGTTCCAGATACACCAAGTTTTCCTGAAGAGACAGAACTACTTCTAGTTACGGAGCCGGAGGTGGACAAGATTGGCTAGTAGACGTCGTCGCCGTAAGAGTATCGGTAAGGTTCTTGTTGACGTTGAGAGTAGAGTTCGTCGCGTTGAAAAACGCCCTGGAGCCACACGTCTTAAGAGAAACGTAGTAACAACACAAAAGATACAGTCCCGTGCGGTTAGAACAAAAACAATCGCAACGGATGCGGTAACTCCTAACGAGGCGGACTTCGGTGTAACGTTTGTTTCAGACACCGAGCCTACAGAATATCTTAAGGAAGGCACGACCTGGTTTGATCCTGGTACAGGAGCGCAATCCGTGTATGATCCAGTTGCCGAGGAATTTGTTACTGCAACAGCGGTTGATGTTACCGCGCGAGTAAGCGCCAGTGGAAAAAATACCGTGTATCGCCAGGACTACGAGCCGACAGGTGGAACGTACGTTTTAGGAGACGTATGGTTTGATACCGATGACGACAACAAGATATACCGCTATAGCCCAGCGGCTACAGCTACGGTAACCAATAAGGTGCTTAGCGGAAACGTTGCAACACTAACAGTATCAGCGCCGCACTCTTTTGTAGTTGGAGAAACAATTACCGTCTCGGGTGTTGACGCCACATTCAACGGCTCATACACAGTTACCGCAGCTCCTACCGCGTTAACAGTTAGGTACGCAAAGACGGCAACAAACGTTCCTACTGCAAGCTCAGGTGGAACTATCGCAAATACGGCCGGATGGAAAGGCTTTGCTCTCGGCGACGGCGCTTTGCTAAATATCTCCGCTAATAAAATTACAGCGGGAACGATTGATGCGAGAGAAATTACCGTCTCTTTCCTAGATGCAAGTATGATTACTGCCGGTACACTAACTGGAAGTACAGTTAGAACATCCGCGTCAGGAAGAAGAGTAGAAATGGACGCCACCAACGACGCGTTATCATTTTATAACGCGGCAGGCGACGCACTAGGTCACATACGATCAGCTACCGATTCACCTGGAGTAATCATAAGCTCAGGAGGATCGGCAACGGCTGATTTTGCAAGTTCTACTCATCCTAAAATGTTAATGTACCCTATTGGAACCGATGGTCAATTTAGCTTAATTCTAAACGACGCAGCAGGTGGTTTCTATATTTCAAGCACGGATGGAATACAAACAGCAACGTTAGGTCCAACTAACACGTCTACACTCGTTGTTGCTTTTAGCTTAAGAGAAGTTGGTTTTGCACAAAGTTCTATTTTTCCAGATTTAACCGCTATAAATTCAATTAGTGGCACAGAAGGGCAGATTGTACTAACGTACAGTTAAAACATGTCCGGGTATATAAGAGCTAACTCAGCGTGGAGAACACTTCAAAAAGGCTTTGTGTACGCCAACGGTGCGTGGAGAACAGTTCAAAAAGGATTTCTGTATGCCAACGGTGCGTGGAGACAATTTTTTGCAAGCGCGACAACCACATACACCTTTTCCCTAGGCAACACCGTACACATCGGAACAAACGGCTACATATCACTTGACAGCGGTCAAGACACCTCTAGTATATCCTCTACAGTTGGCCGCGTACTTGGAATTTTACCCGCGGACCTAGTAACCAACTCTATTCGTTGGGCAGCTGATGACTCTAATTTTTATGTATTTTACCGTGGAAGAAGAGTTGCAGGATCTGACTTCGAGATCGAGTACGAGGTTCACTTTACCAACGGTCTAAACTACGCACTTATTAAGCTTGTTGCGTTTCCAGCGGATACGTACTCCAACACCGCGTACTACTTTGATGGGTCACGCACCGGTTTAAGCGCGATTACCTCGGCAAGAAACCCAGGAGACGAGTACAGAGTCTACTTTGGTGCAACGGCCGCATTTGCAACTTCGTTCACAGAGTTTGGTGTTTCAACACACACTGTCTGGCTTGCCTCGTCTACTCCTACCTCTGGAACTCTTGGCACCGGTTACTTTACGATAGTAGCAAACCAGGGCTCGTCCGCACAGGCGCCGACAGGAATTTCTGCGTCAAGCATCACGGGAACTACGGCAACCGTATCTTGGACAGCGCCCAGCAGCGCAAACAGCGGTATGTCCGCAATCCAAACGTATGATTATTCTATAGACAGCGGCGCTAACTGGACATCAACGGGCGCGAGCACATCCGTCAACCTTATAAGTCTAACCTCAAATACATCGTATACAGTCTTAGTAAGAGCAAACAACTACTTCTTTACCGGGACAAACTACGCGAGTGTTACCTTTACTACGGCTAACGTTCCTGGAACACCTACGATTACCTTTAGCTCTATTACTGCAACAGGATTCACCGCAACGTGGGCTGCAACAGGAGCAACAACATATAACGTTGATGCGTTTAGGTCGGTCTCAGGCGCGGCATTAACTGATACTGGTGGTTTTACATACCCTAGAAACGGAACATCCGCAACTACCGCAACGTTCACAGGTTTAACTGGAACTCTCTCGCACAGTATGTCGGTGGCTGGTATAAACTCCGGTGGCACGGGTCCTACCTTCTCTAAATCGCTTGCCGGAACCCCTGCGGTGACGTTTGGAACAAACACAACAAACTCTACCGGATTCACAGGTTCAATATCAAACTATGACAATACGTACACGTACACCGCATCAGCAACCAACTCTGCGACGGTAACGTTTGGCTCGGTAAGTGGCTCAACCTACAATTTTACAGTATCCGGACTTGCAGCAGGCGCAAGCTCAACTGTTACGATTACAGCAGCTAAAGCAACCGCGTTTAACGGAACCGGCTCAACTACCGCAACTGCAACAGTTGCAGCTCCGCCTGCTCCAACTATTACGCTAAGTTCTATAAGTACCACTGGATTTACTGCAACGTTTGCCTCGACCGGTGCGACCTCGTACTCTGTAGATGTGTTTCGTTCAGCCACTGGTGTTTCAGCCACTGGGTACCCGACAACTATCTCGGGGTCGTCAATAAGTCCAACTGGACTTACAGGAACAGTAAATTACAGTATTACCGCCGTTGCGACAAACGCAGGCGGCAGTAGCTCGATGACGACTAAAACAATTACAGGAACCCCTGCGGTAACATTTGGCTCCAACACCTCGACGGCAACTGGGTTTACCGGATCAGTTAGCAACCGTGACGCTGCTTACTCTTACTCTTTTGCTGCTTCAAATAGCGCGACTGTTACACCTGGTTCAGCCTCAGGCTCATCTTATCCGTTTACCGTAAGCGGTTTATCCGCAGGAGCAAGCTCAACTGTAACAGTTACATCAAGTAAAACAGACGCCTTTAACGGAACCGGCTCAACAACGGGATCAGCTACCGCCGCGGCTACTCCAAACGTTACTCAAATAACAGCGCTCGGGCTAGGAAACACGACAGCGCCGTACATTAGATTTACCTTTACCAGCACGAACGCCGCCTCTCTAAGTATAATGTTGTACAGATCCGCAGTTGAGGCTGGCCCTTTTACGCAGCTTGCTAACAGAAGCATTCAAGCAACTACCGGAACACTCGCTGTAGACTTTAGCTCAAGAAACGGCACTACGTCAAACTACTACTATGTCGACGTTACACCATATTCTAGCGCTGGCGGCACGGGTACCGCTGGTACACTAAGAACATCTAGAATAAAACGTGGATCCGCTACTACAACGACAACGGTGTATCCATGATGCGCTTAAAAGGAGAAAGACAAAAA